CGATTGCGCGTTTCGATCCCGCTGGGCGCATCGCGGCCAACCAGATCAGCGAGATAATTAAGAGGCGCACACTCATCGCCGCACCCACCTCGCCAGACGTACTCAGCAGGATCAGCCGCTGATCGCCATTGGCCGTAATCCCCCTGTTCTGCACACCACAGATCGAAGTCGCGACCTGTCTGGCCGTTGCTGACGTAGTGGTTATAGCCGCGCTGGTAAGCACATCTGAGCGACCAGATGTCCGTGTCTGTGTCGGGATCGCAGCTTACAATTCGTGATCGCAGAGCCTCCGGCAGTGCTTCAAGCTGTTCGAACCGGCCAGACATTTGTGCGGCGATTGTGTCGTAATCCGCGTCCGCTGCGACCGGCTCATTGATACTGATCGATGGCAGATAGACCGCCGCGCCTGTGTCGTAGACCTGTCCGATCAGGATGGGGTGTCGGTCAGTCGCAGTGTTTTCGACGCTGATGCCTATTGCTATAGCGTCAGCCTCATGCGCCGCGATCTGTGTCACGTAGTTTTCATAACGAGCCGTCGCAAATGCGTAGGTGATGTCTTTCGCGAACCCTGCGCGAACCGGGCGCATATCGTCTGCCTGATTTATTGTCGGCAGGGTGACATACGACCGTTCAAATGTGCGGACGTTTGTTGATAGCCAATCGCAGACCGCGTCAAACTCAGTGCGCTCGGTTGGTGCGCCGTCGTATCCTTCCGTGAAATGCAGCGCGACGATTTCGTGGTCTGTGTTGGACAGAAACTGATGCAGAGCGTATGCGCTGTTCACGCCGCCGGAAGCTGGTATTAAAAGTTTCATCAGGCTGCGCTCCCTGCCACGGTTCCAGAATTATTAAGACTCACGGTGCGGCTGTTCTTCCTCAAGGCAAAACCCGCAGCGCCTCCAGCGCCGCCGCCTCCGGGGGATTGCACAGTGCAATTGGCGCTTCCTTGGCCAAACCTGCCTGACCCGCCGCTGGACCCGGCTTGGCCGAATCCACCCGCTGCCCCGGTCGAGCCATAAGAGCCGTACATAATCGCGCCTTGGCACCCGTATTTGCTATCATAATAGTAGTACCGCGCCCCACGCTGTCCACCGCCCCCGCCGCCGCCTCCACCGCCTCTCAAATTTCCGCCCGACAAGACATTTACGACGTAGGTTCCGGTGCCGCCTGTCGAGGTCTCGAAAAACAGGGCATCGCCACCCGCTGATCCTGCCTGTGCGATACCACCGTTTGCTCCAGTAAAGCCATCGACGCTGCCTGAGATATTAATCGTCAAGTTGCTGTTAGCGTTCAGCGCACCAGTTCGCAGGGCGTGGGTGCTGCTGCCGCTGATCGTAACGCCCGAAGCGATGTTGACGATAATTTCGGTATCGTCGGTACTCGCGTCATATCCGGCAGCGGTTGCCAGTGTCAGAATGTTTTGCTCAACAGCGTTAGACGTGATGTCTAATGTAATCGCGCTGATTACAGCCAGATGGCCCTGAACGACCGGTAAAAGCATTACTGCAGCGCCTTCACGGTAAGCAGCGAGAACGTGGTCGAACCATCATTCATGCGCGTTATATATAGGAAAAATTCGTGTCCGTTTGTCGTCGTCAGGTCGTCTCCATCTTTTACCGTGTACGAGCTGGTCGTCAGTGTTCCGGCAGAGGCGTTATTTTTATACAGCAGAACCATTGTACAATTCTTTGCCGGGACGCCTAACGTGTGAGCGCCGCCATTGATTGCCACTTGGAAGTTGCCATCATCAACGTCTGGTGTGTACGTGCCGGTTGTCTTTGTTCCTGCATCGTGAGCTGCGGCTGAATAACCAGCCGTCAACTCGTCAGCCGTATCTGCCCTCAAAATGTCTGCGTCGACAACCTCGAACACTCCGCGTGGCTGTCCATCGTTTGTCGCCGTTGGGCCGACCGCAACAGCCGTCAGAGAGGCAGATAGCGACCCGCTGTCGAGTGTGACAGTCACCGTTGTATTTGGCGCACTGTAACTCGACGAAGCAATAGTGCCGTAAAGTGTGCTGCTGTCGGTCGCTCGAATACGCCGGTTCGCGTGGTATCGCGCTGTCAGATCAGTGGCGACGGTAAAAGTGGTTGCCGCTGTTCGCGTCGGCGTGTTGCCGAAGTCGATCCATTCGGCGTTCTCGTACCATTCGCGAACGTCGGAGGCTACGCCCCGGATGAGATTATTGACGAGTGACGGGGCCATGCCTTCAGCCGCGCTGACGCCAGACAAAGAGGTATTGGAACCAGCCGTTGTCGACCAGTTTTTGATATCGGTTACCATTTATTTGCTCCTGCTAAAATGCGCCGAGTGACGGAAAGTTTTCTCGTGCCGCCTCTATTTCCGCTCCTGTCACCGGCACTTGTGACACGTCAGCTCCGACCGCCGCTGGTGCGGTTGCACTCAGGGGCTTGTCGATTAATGGTCTGCGCGTCAGCTCATTGCCAACACGCATGTTGCGCAGAATATTTGCAAGGCGATCACCCTGCTTTTTTCCCAATGCTGCACCGGCACTACCGGCAACCGATGCGGCAGCAATTGCGCTCATGTCGGTCACGCCTAAATGAGACAACAAGGCGTAACCAAACAGTCCAGTACCAGCGCCACTACCGCCGCCAGTGGTCAGGTTTTTCAAAGCCCGAGCAAAAGTGGTTCCAGATTGTGATGGATTAGATCGATCACGCTGCGGCAGATAACTGACGCGCCGAAGCATCGTGGCGTAGCGCCGCAATTTGTTGATCTCTCCCGGCGTGAAAAGCTCTTCCATGTACCGTTTATTCTGCCGCAGGATTTGATTGATATTGTTGGACACGGTTTGCCCTGTCAGGGAAAAGACCGTCTCACCACCACGCTCTACCGGCTTAATGGCGTTTTCGTGGAAGCTCATAAACGTCGCTGCTTTTAGACGTTGGAGTGTCTGGTTCCCCACGGCGTCGTCGTCAAAATTATTTTTGATATGCTGAACGACCTTCAGTGCGTTAGGTCCAAACCCTTTTTGGTTCATCAGCCCCAAAGCCTGTACAACCGTGCGCGGGTCCATCTCCTCGCGTGTAATTTGCTCGATGGTTTTATTGGCCGTGTACCGTTGGTTGAAAACGCGACTTGCACTCCTCGCCTGTTTTAGCGCGTCCAGTGCTGCGGTATCTCCTTTGACAAGGGCGCTCGAAAAAACGTCATCCATCCAGTCATCGAATGAATTTTTAATTGTAACCAGTGCTGCGAAATCCGTGGCTCCAATATTTTTTTCACCGAGACGCGCAACGATACTGCGGCGCATCATCTCGATGGTTTTCATGTTGACCCGGATGTTGCTTACGTCGCCGCTATCCGCCCGTCTTTGATACACGCTGATCTGTTTATTGAGACTTTTTAACAGGTCGAATGCTTGAGGGGTGTTAGCTTTTGTTACGACACCTAGAAAGTCTTTTTCGTCCAATCCGCGTCGAATAAAGGGCTTAATCTGTTTGACGCCCTCAAACAGAATTTGGACGCCGTTCATCATCGGTTTAGCGGCTTCCCATGCGACCTGTTCAGCGTCTTTCGCAGCCTCTCGTCCTGTCTGCAGACCGACTGCTATGTCGTCGATGATATCGGTTCGGCGCGTTATGTCAGCGTCGACATTCGGCACACCTGACACCTCTTCCTGCGTCTCCCGCAGGGCTGTGACCGCTGCGCTTCTTTGCCCCTCAACACTCGCCGGTAAGGGTTTCGGCCCGTCACCGCGCAGCGTAGCAGCAGCGCGATCATCACCGGCCATGATTAAGTCTTCGCGTTGGGCTACCGTTTTATCCGCCTCGCCAATCCGCTGACCCGGTCGCAGGTCAATATTAAATTCGCGCTCCAGCGGCAACGCTTCAGCAACGGCTTTTCTTGTCGCCTCAGTTCCGCCGCCACGCGCCACCTGCAAAACCTGCTTTGCAATGTCTGCCTCTACCGCGTCAGGATCGACGCCCATTGCTTTCATCGTCTGCCGCGCTGTATCAGACAGGGAGCCGTCCTTGTTTACATATGCACGTTCACCGCCCAGTAAACGCCGCACCTCGTTGCCGAGTTTATAGCTCGACAATGCGCGACTGAGCGCCTGTCCAAGAAACTCACCAGCTCCCGCTCCTAAAGTTGAGATCGCAGTGCGCAGGAGATCAGCTCTCTGATCTGCGCCGAGTGCGCGTCCGCCTTCATCTAGGGCAACTTGCTGCAGACCACCGGCAGCGCCTTGGGTGGCTACACCGGCAACTCGACCACCTCCGGTCGCCTTTTGCACAATCCGGGCCAGTCGACCGAATGGCATGAATGATCCGACCGTCGCAAAGAAGGTCGTCAGGTCTGCGCCAGTCGCGCCGGGTTTATTGATATAAAAGCGTTTGTCGCGATACCTGACCATTGGATTGTCAAACTTGTCGCGCGACATCGAGGCACCCTTTATGCCTTTAATAATCTGCGCCTGTTCTTTGCGCGTCAGGCCGGTCGTATATGCCGCCAGACGCCGCGCTGCATCGCCCATCGATGTGCTGCCCTCTGGCCCCATGTCGGTCGTATCCAGACCGATTGTTGAGCTGAACTCGGGCAGGTCAGGAAACTCGACGGCACGGTCACCTGACGCAATACTCTGCATCATCCCGGCGGTATCACCGATCTTTCCAAGGCGACCCGAATAGACCTGATACTGATTTTCACCGACCTTAACGTAGTCTGCAGAAGGGTTCGCACCTTTTATATTTCCAAGGCTATACGTGTCGGTGTTCGGTGGTGCGTCAGTGACACCCGGAAGAATTTGAATGTCAGCCATCGATCAATTACCTGAACCAGTATTGCCGCTTCTTTTAACAATCGGCTCCTGCGAATTGGCAGCGACTGGAGTGTACTTTTTGAGGATCGCGTCGATTTTCGGCAGGATGTCGATTTTTTTGCTTTCCGCTTCGACCATTAGCGTGATCGCTTGAGGGTCGCTTGTAATCAATTGCCGCCTTCGGCTAGGCGTCAGGCTTCTCATCCGCATATTTATTGCTCTGGAAATTTGCATTTCCTTCTCATTCATCGCCATACGTATTTCGATATTTGCGAGGGCAGCATTCTTAGTGTCAGTAATTCTCGACGCTACCTGTCCAGCCAGTGCTATTTCCTTTTCGGAAATCGCGCCTTTCAACTTGCCAGTCGTATCAAAGGTTATTTCTGTGGCGATACCCGAAAGCACTTTAGCCACTTCTGATCCCGGCGTTGTCCCAAGTCGGTTGGCAAGACCGGTAAATCCATATGCGTTGAAAAGGTCTTTTGTGTTTTGCAAAAGCTCAGAACCGGGTCCAAACGCTTCTGGAGGTTGAGACTCAAACAGTCGTTTTTGCGTTTCGAGCAACCTGTTCGTCTGTCCTGCTCTAGTCATCCCCTCATTCATAGACNNTCTAGTCATCCCCTCATTCATAGCACTGATCTGATCCATGTTCATGTCCGTCGACCGTACATAGTATTTAGGTTCGAATCTTGCTGCAGGGTTCGTTACGTTTTGCATATGTTGATTGTACTCCGGCGTCCCCGGTCTTAGCCCCATGGCTGCGGCGTTTTGCATTGCCGTTGTGCCTTTGCCCATCTCCATAATAGCTTTTCCACGCACAGGATCTCCTGCCAATATCAGCCGCATACCTATGCGTCTATAATCTGGGGTCGGCGGGTTGTTTTGGGTCATTCGCCCACTCAGCATATTAAAAGTGCCGCCGGGAGCTGCGGCTCCACTCTGTGGTGTTGCTGCCGCTGGAACACCCGCCCTCGGGTAAGGTGTTCCAATGGGTTGCTTCATCGCCGTGTTGTAAGCAGCCATTGAAGGGCCGGATTTGTTGACCGCATTCGTGGTCAATGTTGCCGGTACACTCTGCATATCTGTCGGGATCGTGAGCGGCGCGGTCGGCGCAAGGTTTACAGGTGGGCGCGGTGTTGGCTGTGGGGGAGAAAGACTCGCCAATATATTCTGCTGTTGCTGAAACATCTGCAGCTTCTGCGCATTCATCGCGTTTTGCAGCGCGACGTTCTGTGTCTGTTGGGCAGACTGGATCGCGGGGTTTACTCCAGCCAGACCAGCGACTGTCGGCATTGGATACCGGCTCGGACCAGCGGCTGCGAGGAATGGCGCAGCCAGTCCGCCAAGAAACTGTCGCCCAGCCTGTTGCTGCGCCGACTGCTGCATCCCGCGCGGCAGCAAACTTGCGTATGGGTTAATTTTCGCGCCAAGGTTTTGAACAAACGCCATTTGCTTACCCCAATAATCCTAGAAGTCCACCCGCCGCAGCGCCGATGCCCGGTTGCCCGAAATAGTCGCCCACCTGCGCACCAGCGAGAGCGCCGCCGATGCCACCCGCGACCGGGTTGTAATAGATCGGCTCCTGACCAGTTTGCTCAAAACCGTAACCCCCGCCGACAAGGCCGAGATAGGTGCCGAGTTTCTGCGCCTCTTTTGTTTGCTCAAAATTGTGCCGATTTATGCTGTCCTGCAGTTGCGACTGCGCCTGTGCCTCACGCGCAGATCCGATGCGTGACAGGGTGTTAGCGTCGAGGTAGTCCATCTGCGCGTATTGCGGAGCTTGGTTCATTGCTTGTACTTGGCGGTTGCGCTCGGTTTGGTAGTTTTGGAACGCCATGTTCCCGGCAAGTTCGCCGAGCTGCCGGGTCATTTCTCCGGTTGCTGCACCAGATCCGTATCGACCCGCTCCTGCGAATTGAGACGCGACGCGCGGTGTGACGAGATTTGCGGCAGAGTTGAACGCCGCGTCCATGTAGGGATTACCAGCGGCAAGGTAGTCCCCGCGCAGCGTCGACTCCATCTGGCTGCGACCCATGCGCTGCAGTTCGCTGCCGCTTAGTGCGCGGTTCGTTGAGGCTTCCAGCGCCAGTTCGGTTTCCGGCGCAAAATCAACAACGGTTGATTCCGGGAAATAATTTGGGACATCGCTCTCGTATAGAGCTTGAGCGCCAGAAAAAATTTGCTCCAGATACGGTTTCTGAAATTCGGGAGGCTCACGATCCGTCGATGTGGTCCTAACGTCTTCGCGCCTTGATCCGCCGCCTTTACTCATCGGTTAGCTCCTTTGATAGCCATACGGCTGCTTTGTCGTAGCCTCGCAGTGCGCGTTCCCAGCCGGGACGCCCTGCAATTTCCACACGTCGACACCCGACAGTTTTTGCCCAGTCGCAAACTTGTCGTTCGGCGTCTCGCAGCTCGATTAAATCGCCACCAGCCAGAAAAAACCGGCAGCTCGTAATTTTTGGATAGTCAATTATCTCGGTGACAATTGCGGACTGCTGCAGCGGGAAAAACTGGAAATAACCCTTCTGCACACCCATCAAGATATCTTTGGCCTCGTGCGTGTCTTTCGCGTACTCAAGCGCCGCGTCGATGTGGCGCTTTACGCGAAAAAACTCGCTAACCAACCACTGCGTATTGGTAGTGTCTATCGGTTGCAGCATTGCTGTCATGTGTAATGGTTGCCGTTCCTGTGCCACGCGCTGAGACGAAAATTGCTGTCATAGCGGTAGCCGCGTTCGCCGTTTTCGGCATGAGTACGATCACGCTATTTGCGCCGACTCTGGTATCTGTCAACGTGGTTGAAGTCGCGTTCGCAGTCAGCGTGATCGATCCGGTATTGTTAGATTTTCCATCGACAAGATTACGAATTACGGTTGCCGTTGTCCGCGCGTCAGCTCCACCCGGAGGGACGCTCGGATAAAAATTTGAACTACTCATCGACCGCCCAGTGGTGCTGCCTCAAACTCAATGCCGACTGCCTCAGTCCATGTCGTCGCGGCTGGTATCTCCATCTTAAACCGGTGATAACGCCCCTGCGTTCGCGCTGGGACAGTGCCGTCAGCAGTTGGGCTACTCGCCGTCGTAAATGTCGCGGTCGACGCTGTAGTCGCCTTGGAGCCTATCTGCGCGGTGAAGGTTCCGGCGTCGGTGAGCGGTCGAACACGGTTGATTGCTGACCGCCGACCCTGTGCCGGTTGCACGTCGCTCGTCTCGAAAGTTGCAGCCAGATTATCGCCAGAAAAAGTATAAAGCTGGTTGTTTTGGAATGCGTAAATTCGCCGCGTTCCGCCCTGCAGCGATGGGCTGTCGAGGCTGATCGTTAGTGCATCAATCGAGCTGTTAATATTGTCGACCTGTTCCAGCGTGTAACCAATGCCGCGACCATAGCCGACCATGTTGACGCCCAGCTCAACCAAACTCCATGCGTCGAGCTGGTAATGGTAGCAAAGCATCTTGTTCGGCGTGGTCGCGCCGTTTGACGTGTACGACCAGATCACGATGTGGCGGTCAGCGTCGACGACGCAGGTGATATCGTCGATCTCTGCCGTGTTGACATCGTTGAGAAAAAATTCGTCGACCCGGTTCGCGCCAATTGGCGCAATTGACTGGCCGTCAAAGCGATAGAAACCGTCATGGTCGAGGAAAAAAATGTTGTTCTGCAGTTGAGCTGCAGCACCTGATGCGAACAGTCCTTGATTGCGGCTGACCATATCGACTTGGAAAATCACCGGGGTGCCGACAAAGTTTAACCGTGCAATCCCACGGTCGAAAAATACCGTCGCCGTCTCGCCACCAAATAAGGCTTTTATGTGACCGGCACCCTCGATGTTCTGGAAGTCAGACATCGTCGCGGAGCTGACCGTGAAGTTCGTCGGATCATCAATCGCCGACCAACGAACGCGCGTTGGCTGCAGACCGTCCGTGCTGTCAGTGGTGTGCGCGGTAAATACAAAGTCGCGAACCACCGCGACATACTTTGCTTTGTGCGTCGTCACTAGATCGCTAAATAAACCGCCGGAGGTTAAATCAAACTGCTGCGGGTTTTCGTCCAGAGAAACCGCGATCAGACGTTCGCCATACTGGTCAAAGTCCCACCGGTTGCTGCCGCTAAGTGTGTAGTTTCCGCTCTTACTCACGTTCGAAAAAACAGACCCCGATGCACCACCCACGAGGCGATAAAGTTTGCCACTGTCCCCGGCAAAAAGGGACCAGTCCCCGGCCTTGGCTTGTCCTGCTGTCATCCCTAGTGGTGTGCTGTCGAGCGCGTTTGTCGACGCCTCGGCCAGACCACTAAACGCGGTAAAACCGCCCGGAGCCGGTATGACATTCGTCGCCGTCAGCAGATTGTTCGGCACAAGGTTTGGCTGATCAGGTCGCCACTGCTGGAACGGAATAATCACGCTGCGTCTCTCCAATCTGCCGAGCTATCGTCGCGCGTGATTTCGGTCCACGCCTCTCCAAGTTTTTCGTTATCACTCGACGCAGTAACAGACACCGCTGCCGATACGATGGATGATCTTGTCACGCTGATCGCTGCAGATGCTGCGAAAACAATCGCGCTGAAAACAGTGCTACCAGCAACCAAGATCGTCCCGTAGAACCCGGTGCCAACTATCGTCAATCCACCAGTCGCTGATACATTGATAAGCCGTTGCGCACCCGCTGTACCGGTGACAGCAACCGCGCCTGTACCGGTGACATCTTTGACAAATCCAGCCGCTGCCGTTGCCGTGATCGCAGCAGTGCCAGACCCGGTCGCATGGGTTGTAAAAGTGGCGACCCCCGTGCCGGTGACAGCCAACGCCCCCGATAGTTCCGGCTCGAAAAGTGTCCTAGTTGTCCACGCACTGTCGTCGAGACTAACGTCAAGCAGATCGATGCTTGTCGACCAAGCATCGAGCTGGTCGAGACTGGGGCCGGTAACGTCAGGCATTTTTAAGCAGCCGTTATGTCGAGGTCACCTGCTGACACGCGCAGCACGTCTCCACTAGCGATTGTTTTTGCCGTGGTAAAACTACCGTGCAGGAGCATGTTACCAGAACTCGCAGCGTCCCAGATTGACCAGAAGCCAACGCTACCCCATGAACCGGTCGCGGTCGGAAATGTTACCGCCCCCGTGTTGGATGTCGTACCGGACGAAGCGGCGGAGAAAGTAACAGCCTGACGCGCATACCCACTGCCGGACAGCTCGGTGCCATCGGCTGCTTCGCCCATCGAGGCTACAGACAGGCCAAGGTAAACGGCTGACGGCATAGTATAGCTGCCAACAGACAGTATATGATCGAGGATCTCATTTTCGAGTAGATTGCTCATTGCTGACATTTTTTTCTCCTATGCCATCGTGTAATCAAGACGCTGCGACAGCGTCGAGGAAGTGTTTAGGCCGCTCTCATCACTCGCGATCAGGCTTTCCATCGATGCCCTGTGCAGAGAGGCCCATGTCTGCAGTCGCGCGTCGTTCATCAAAAAGGGTTCGGCTTCCAGTAGCGCCCCGTACACATAGGCATCAGGGGCGTCCTGCAAAACGACGTTGACAGCATTGCTGTCTGACAGCGCCGGGATCTTGGCGAAATACAGCATCTCCAGCGTGAAGACGCCGGACGGCGTTGGACCCAGCCTGATGTCGTCGCCGACAATCGTGAAAGCGGCGGGTGTTCCCACTTGCTGCGCCGCGTACGTCTGCAGAAACGACGACGGCGGGAAAAACCGCAGCATTTTTATCGGTGACTGCACAATGTGCAGCTCTTTCATTTCAAGATAGTCGGTCGGCAGCGAAACCGTGTTGTCTGACGCAGCCGTTGTCGCCTGTACTGTTTTGAGCATCCGGCGCAGCCGCAGGTCGCGGTTAAATTTCGCCTCGGCCAAATCAATGAATGTGTCGATTTGAGCTGACAGGTCCGCGCGGTTTAAATAATCGGCGACGAGGCTTTTAAGCTCGGTATAGGTGGCAACCATTAAAGGGTGCCCTCAACGGTTTTCAGATAACCGTTTTCATTCAGGAATTTTTTTAGGGCTTTCGGATCTTTGGTAATGCCTTCTTTCAGAAGACGGTGATAGACCACCAGCGGTATGCGTCCAACAAGGCGCATGTCGCCTTTGCCCATTTTGCCATTTGCAATCTGGTCACGTTTGTTTTGATCGATGATAGGCGTGGTCTGTTGAGTAGTTTCAATCCACCACTTGTCGCTCTCGTGATCGAAATGAAACGTCTCCTTCATCCCGGTCATCGGGTCGTAGCTAAGAGGCCGTGTCCAACGATCAGTCATGTCTGTCTCCAGAGAAAAGTGGGGAGAGCCGAAGCCCTCCCCTTTAGCTTACGAAGTGGTGAGGTCCGCAACTACCGCATGGGCAGCTTCGTTCCGCATCTCAAGCGTGTACTCGACGAGAAGTTGCTTTTTCTCGCTGTCACCGGTCTTCGCCAGATCGTTCGTTTCGAACGGACGAAGATAACTAACCGCCATCATTTCCGGGTCAATGATGAGAGCTGACCGATCCCGCGAGAAGCGAGAGGGAATAATCTGCAGCTCCCCGAAATCGGACACGTAAATTTCAGCAGACCCGATAATCGCACCCGGCTCAGGAGTTGAGACTTGGAACCGATTTGCAGCAATGCCGGAGAAACCGGACATGACCTGCTTGTTGAACGGACCAACCACGCACATTGATGGATCGCCACCGGCTTCCCATGCCTTCTTAACCGCAGACTTGAGAATGGTTTCCGTGTACGCGCGTTGCGTTCCATCGGTCGGAGCCGCAACAACGCCGGAGGAAAAACCACCGTCTGCAGGGCTACCAGCCGTACCACGCACGTCGTTCGTCGTAATCCAGCTTTCAAAACCAGCAGACTTTCTGGCGGTCGATGCATTACCAGCAACAGACGCGTTGTTCTGGCTGATCGCGCTTTCCATGTCGCGTTTAAGCTCCTTGGACGCTTTCGCCATCTGATAGGCCATCTCGGAATTTCTTCCGGCCTTGTTGACGGACTCAAGCGTTCCAGAGATCACGACTACCTTGTCGGAAATCTGCGTGTAGTTTCCTACGCGAGTAGTTGCCGAGATTGACGAACCAGAAGCCTCGTCTCCTTCGATAGCTGCATTCGAGGCAGTAGCGGAGGCCAGAGCATCTGTCTGCCACTCGTGATAAGTGTTCGTGGCTTTAGACGTGCCGATGTTCGACATGATCGGCGTTTCAGTTGGGCTGATCGAATAGATCGTATCTAGAAGATCTTCCCGGTTTCCGACCGAGTCATACTGGTCGAACGTGTTAGTTGGCTGTGCCATTTTTCGTTCCTTCTATTTCAACATTTCAGAAAAAATTGCCGCCGCATCCTCGACACGACCGCTCTTTTTGAGACGACTGCGCTGTTCCCGTCTTCGGCTTTGATTGCTATCGGCCTTCGACTTTGTGGTTCCGGGCTTGGCAACTTTCGGCGCGTTACGCGCTTTTTTCTGCACTGCAGGTTGTTTGTTCTGCAGCTCATTCCAAAGCATCGCATCGCGCAGAACCTTGACGGCTCGGCTGTCGTAAAGTCCTTGCAGCTCTTCGGGGGCAAACCCCGACCGCTCGGCATATGTGACGATCTTTTCGTGGTCGGCCTTCGCGACGGCCTCATCGCGCCACTCAGGAATGCGTTCCGGCAGCTTCTGTCGCTCGGCCTCGACAAACTGCTGCAGCTCCTGCATTTGCATTTGCTGCTGCTGTTGTATCTCAACCTGATAACGCTGCTGCGCTGCGGTTTTCGCTTCCTGCTTCTCGCGCCACTCGTTGCGCTTGATCACATATTCGAGTTCGTCTTCTGCCTTCAAAGCCTCCCAGTCGGGTTGTGGCTCTTCGACAGTTTGCTGCATCTGCGATAGTTCATGCAGATATCGCTGACGTTCGGCCTCGACCTGACTCTGCTGCGCTTCGATGGCGCGGCGTTGTTCGGCAAGATCGCTCGTCTTGCGGGAATAATCCGACTGCATCATGTAGCCGTTCCGCAGCTCGTCGAGGGTGACCTCGTACTCCTCGCCGTTGACGGTTACCGAGTGCCTCGGTTCGTCGTCGACAGGATCGGGTTCCTCTCCGTACCCCGGCGCGTCATCTTCCGCGTCAGATCCTTCGTCCTCGCTAAAATCGTCAGCAGCCGTCTCAATAGCTGCCGGTTCATCTACCGGGTCGGTGGGCGCGTCTTCGCTCGTTTCTGAATTGTCCGGCGGTGCCGGGTCCAGCATATCGGAGAAGTACGCTTGAGCATCACCCAGTGTCGGGTGACGACTTGGCGACTGACTTGCTCCGCGCTCCGTTAGAGTACGGGTTGGCAGGTCGTCGGCAATTTCAGTATTTTCTTCAGCCATTTTTTACTCCTCGACCGTCCACGAAAAAACCGCCCGAAGGCGGTCTGGGTTGCGGTCACTAAATTCGAAGAGTCTACGAACGGGATATCCGCAGTTGCTCTTCGGCTAAAACGCCTGATTGTATTATTTCGTCCAGATGACTTCGCACGTCTGTGAGCGCGGTAATCAGTGCGTGAATGTATTCGCGATCATCCACATTATTCGCGATCATCCATTCAGAGACATATTTCTGCTCTAACAATGTGAAACAATCTGCGAGTAATTCATCCTTTTTCAGTCGCTGCGCGTCATGTCCTCGCGCGATGGATTTCTCAATATTTTGCATTTTTAAAACGCATCGCTGCCATCGCCATCAGGATCACCGTCATCGCTGAAATCACTCCAATCAACGCCGGAAATATCACCCCTTGACATATCTTTATCCATTCCACTGAGCGGATCGCTATAAAGGTCATAGTCCGGCACTTCAAAGTCATCGACAGGCTCGTAATCGGGAATATTCGGATCATACAGCGGCCTGATATTATTCCGCGCGTTCGTCAGAGCGGTTCGGGCATCGGCAATGTTGCCATTGAATTGCTGAGTAGCGAGGGTCTGCAGGTCTTTCATGCTGCCCATCGCCGAGATATTTCCAAACGCGTCGACAAATTGTCCACTTGAGTTGTACCCGCCGTGACCGGCTGTGAATCCGCTCAAATTCTCTCCGGTCGTAGGATCAAGTCCTGCTTGGACCGCACTCATTTTTTCAGCCGTATCGATATCAAACCAGTCCGGCACCACGCCGCTGATCGCTCGACCACCAAACAGGCCCGGTGATATTGAGAACATCTGCCCGTCGATCTGTCCGGTTGAATAACCGGGAACCCTCTGCAGCTCCATCGCGCGGTCATAGGCTAAATTGCCCATATTGTACTGACCCATTTGCTTGGATAGGAGACCTAATGCGGTGCTGCCAGTCAAAGAGCCGACCAGATTTGACGGGGTTGTTGCGCTAGTTATGACGTTGTCAATTGTTGTGCCAATCGGCTGATCAAACACGTCGGATAGCACAGAAAACATGCTGGGGTTTTGATTTGAATACGCCGCCTGTGCATTTTGACTAGCTAAGTTCGCATTCACTTCTGCCTGATTAGCACCTCCGATAGCGCCGAAATCATCGACCGCGTAATTGCTCATCGCCGCCGGTCCTGTTGCCATCGAGACAGGCTCGTATCCAACCAGACCGATGTCGACTGGACCATTATTGCCCATGCCATATCCACCCATCGCAAAACTCGGTGCAGTTGTCGGAAAACCCATATTAACGGATCGCCGGACTGTTGGCCGCGTGTTCAAAACCTGCATCGGCGCAGCCGGTGCCGGTGCCGATTGAAACGGCACAGGCGTGATAGACGGCGGAACGGCAGGAGTGAACCCATAACCCGCGTTGTACGCCACGCCGAGCGGTTGCGATCCGCCTACCGGCAGCAGCGGATTGTTTGCTGAAACGGCTGCTGCATAAAGCGGATCATTGACCACGCCGGGGCCGTAGAACTGCACCATCGGATTACCCCTCCGTCTCGTTCTGTTCAGACATCTGCAAAATCTGCGGCAGCGTCAGACCACCAAAGGCACCGAATTTAATAACGTCTTTGTAGACGCCCTTACCGAATAGATTTTTCAAAAACTCATAAATTTCCGTCTTACGAATTGACGCGGGGTTTTCCAACATCGTCGCAGCAACGTCTGCCAACAGCTCCTGCGGCATGTGCAGGTAATTGTGGAAACGCTCTGCTTCACTTGTACGAATGCCGAAATTTGGGTCTCCTCTTTCAGAGTTTGCCCATGCAGTAGGGCGTCTTTTTTTGCTAATTTTTATGGCCTCTTCCTGCATGGTTGCCCCTAAATTAACCGCATCGTATCGAGACAAAACTGCGCCCTCTTCCGCGCTGTTACGAGACAAGAGATTAGTCAAAACACGAGACAACGAAATTGCTGGATCAATCTCTGAACTCGGAAAATTACGCAATTGTTCCTGCAAACGCGGCACTGACTCGTGCATGGCATGACCCATTTCATGGGTCAAAACGTACATAAACAGGTCTTCGGGTTTACCGTCAGGCAATCCAAACTCGATAGGCAGCAAACTCTGGTAGCGTGGATCAGTTCTTGCCTTGTCCTGCGCCGCAAGAACATTGTCGACGTTTATTCCAATCTGTCGATAACCCGGAGCGATTTTTGCGAAATCATCACTATCAGGGTTGTATTGCAGCAAATTAGGTATCTTCTGCACAGCAGCATCAGTCACCACAGTCGGGTCATTAAAACTAGGGTTCGAATATTGAAAACCGCGCGTGGCAGTATCCAACCCTTTGCGACCGCCGACGTGCAGAACGTCGACAAGAACCTCTGCCATCTCTAGCAGGTCTTGGCGGCTTAATTCTTTTTTTAGTTGCCCTGCATCGTCAAACGCGAGGGACCACGCGCCTAATGATCCGCGAACAGATTGGAGTCTTTCATCCACGCGGGACTGGAGGGATGGCGTCCCGCCCCTAGCAACACGGTCTCCGCGTAGGAGGTCGTTTTCATCTGCTCGTCGAGCGGCTTCTTGTTCTGCGTCGTCGAGGAAACCGCCTTCCCTTGCGCCCAACCATTGTGCGACTTTGTCTTTGGCATAGCTATCCGGCAATTCTCTAAAATTATAATACATAGGGTACACTGGAGTACCCGCATCGTCCACCCACGGATCAGCACTCTGCAAAATGCCCGGTCCCTGATCGAAATACGCCAGACCCGCCGGATCACCTTCGAGAGGCCGGTTAGGCTTCAGACGTTGTGTAAGTACGTCCGTCTCCGGGTCTGCAAATTCCACTTTTTGCTGATCCGTGACGCCTTGCTGCTTAAACTTAGCCAAAACACTGCGCATTTGCTCGTGACTAATTTTCGGCATTTTTTCTAGGCCGGGGAACATATTTTCGTGCGGTTCTAGCGAACGCCGCTGCCTGTCCCATTTGCGCCACTGTTCGGCGAAAACCGACAACCCTGTTTTTTCTGCTTCCTCTACATTCAGCTCGATGGCTCGTTTGTAGAGAGGCGATGCCATAAAAATCTGGTCTGGCTGCGCGACCCAGTTAATACCCGCATACTCTTTCGAGATATTCGGGTTAATCATCACAGGCGATGGATTAAACTCCGTGCCGCTAATCAGCGAGGCCATTGCTGATCGACCGACATTCGGGTTCGGCGTCATCAGTTTAGAGCTGCGCGGTTTCAACTGCGCCAACATGTGGTCAGTAAAAAATCCCTCGCCACCCGCCTCCCGCAGTATCGCGGCCTTGCCCCGCACTTTCTTTGCACTACCGCTCGGCAAATATTGTGTCGCGCGTTTGTACTCGTCGCTGTCCGTCCGACCTTTGTACTGCTTATCGATCTGTCTGCGTTGATCGATGGCTGCTCCCCAGCGATCTGACAGCACCCGCTCGGCCTCTGCTTTCGCCTTTTTTGTGCGATAAAATTTGTCGAAGAATATCGACGCCATGTGGCGATCAATTGCAGAAACACCGGCGACATTTGGCTTCTGCCACACTGCGCTGAACGCAGCGGTCTTGGTGCCTAGCCCCTGCACCTGTGAGCTGAGACGATCAACAAACAGCGGCCAACTCTCAGCAGGACCGATGCGGAAAAACTCCGGGCGGTCTAAGTATAATTTCGCCAGTCTCGCAATGTTTGAATAATCGGCAGATCCCTTAATGCCTAACCCGCCGTCTTTTCCAGCTTGGACGCCAAACGTCCGTGCCATTTCGCGATCTATTTCGAGCTTTTGTTCCTTGGCAAGTTTTGCGTTTACAGGATATTTGAAGAAACTTGCAAGGCGCTCAATGTCATCACGGTCCCGCACCCGCAAACGACTTGCTGCTAATTGGTTTGCAAACAGCGGCTGGTTCGGCGACGTGATACCAAAAAGCATCGCGTTAAACACATGCTCGTCGGTGATGACTTTTGGCGTCATCGTGTCGACAAGTTTACGCTGTATTTGTGTGTGCAGTTCAGCCGGGATGCGACTGGGATCAATCGCGTCCGACCGAATTTTTAGCAGATCGTAATAAGTAAACTCGCCATCGATCCCGCCGGGGATTTCAAAACTAGCACCGTCAGAATATTGATAGCGAACCGCAGGACTTAGCGGCCCCAAATTGTCCACCCCGTAGGAGCGACCAAGATCAGCAAACTCGTCAGGGTTCAAAGTCTCAAGAGGCTTACCCTGATAAGTTACCGGTATTTCATTTGCGTATGGCCCCGTTGGGGGGTCCGATACCATAGCACCAGAAACTGGCTTTTGGGCGATTGGGTCCGCAATGTTCCCGACCGGATTGCCGCCAACGGGTGCCTGATCATACATGACCAGCGGCTGCGGCTCAATTGGTTCAATCCCAACTATTTTTGCTGTTGATGCCCCAATTTCTGGCTCGACATCGTTAATGTTGCCAGACTTTATGTTTTTTGGATCAACCTCTAATTTCAGCAAAACCTCATTATCGGCTAAACCAGCATAGTATGATTTTACATACTCCGGGTTATTGCTGAAAAAAACGCCTTGTCCCGGCATGGAGATGTTTCCACCAACGGCATTTTCAAAAGACAAGCGGGTATTCGCGCCTGATACAAGTTTGCCATCTTCAACAGCCATCACCTTGTAACCAATAAGGTTTCCGTTATCGGTTGTTTGAAACGTCCCACTGTTCGGAAAAGGCGCTTCATCTGCCGCTAATAGCGGCGGCGGTTCCATCTGACGTGGCGCGGCAGCTTCCGGTGCAGCAATTTGAGCTGGTGGTGCCGGCGTGACATCAACCGCTGTATCCATGCGATTTTGTAACGCCGAGAGTTCGTCCGCACTCATCGGAAGTCGGTCGCCAATTGCGCGGTCATATAACGCACCCGCGCCGCGCCGTGCTGCAGGAATTAGCGCCGCATCGAGAGCGCCGGGAATCGCCACTCCCGCAAGATCGAGTATTTGAGCGCCCGGTCGACCGACATATTCGCGGTTCATGTTTCGCGCGACATAATCACCAGCAGCGAGAAATGGTGCGGTGAACGGGAAAAGGTCGGCTGCGCCGTAACCCGGCAACCCGGAACTATCACCAAGAATGCCAAGTGCAGGACGAACATCTGTCCGCATAAAATTGCGGTCTACGCCTACAGATCCAGTCGTCGGATTTTGCTGCATGATAGGCAGCGAATAACTACCAGTGCCTAGCTGCGGATCTCCAACGAGCGGATAGATAGGCTCGTAAACATTTTGCGTAACATCGACCGGCATAACGTCCGGCAAAATGTCGGCATACCGTGTTGCCATTACTTCTTCCGTTTTCTCGTCGTCTTCGCGGCAGACTTAAATGCCTTCGCGCTCGGCGCACCCTTTTCACCAGCTCGACGCATCCGCATCTTGCCTTTCGACGCCTTCACCTTTTTGCGCCTGTTGCGAATGTTTGCGTATAAGCCGGGTTTAGCCATTACCACTTTGTCCTATTCGACCAGTACGCCGCCGACATCTTTCCCTTGGCGATGTTCGATGCGTGTCTGGCCTTAAACGATTTTCTACGTGCTTTTTGCGCGGCTGTTTTCGGGTTCTTCCCGGCACCGCTGACACCCTGCTGACCAAACCGAATGAGCTTCACGCTGTCGCCAGACTTGGCGAGGACCGCGTGAGATTTGGTTTTATGCTTCGGGGTTCGCTTTGGTTTATTGTAGCCGCTGAAAGTTTCAGAGCCGCGCTTTACGCTCATTTCTTCCGCTTTTTACCGCTCTTTTTCCGCGCCTTGGCGGCAGCTTTCATGCCGGATTTCGTGTACGGGTATTTCT